TCGATAAAGGAAATGAAGATATTAATTTTGATATGACAAATGAAATTAATGGTATCTTAAATGGTTCCATTACTGGTGTAACAGGATGGGGAATTGCTTACAGACCTGAATTTGAATTAATTACAGGCTTAACTTCAAACTATTCGGTATCGTTTTTTACAAGACATACTCAAACTTTTTACGAACCATTCTTATTAACAACATATGATGATTTAATCACCGATAATAGAAATTTATTTGTTGAGAGAACTCCAAATAAATTATTTTTATTTGCGTATGTTGATGGGGACTTGGTTACTTTAGATGAAACCCCTATTGTTAATATTTTGAACCCTGATGGTGACCCAATACCTTCATTGTCGGGTTTAACTACTTGTCAAAGAACTAAAGGGATTTATGAGGTATCAATTCCATCAATGAGTGGATATAGTACTCCGTGTCAATTTACCGATGTTTGGACTAATGTAATATATGATGGTATTCAATTACCATCAATTGAAAATGAATTCACATTACGCCCTTACAAAAATAGAATAATGATTGGTTCCGAATCAAGAGAACCTGAAATATTTGGGTTTGATTTTTACGGGATAAAACAAGATGAGAAAATTCTTAATACGGATATTAGAAAAGTCGGTGTATCAATTAAGAAAGCGTATACAACAAAACAATTACTTCAAAACATAAACGCCTTTTATAGAGTGTATGTTAGAGAAGGAAATACTGAAGTACAAGTTCAAGATTGGACTAAAATAAATAGGACTCCAAATGAATATTATTTTATTTTTGATACAAGAGATAAAATTCCTAATGAATATTATATAGATATTAAAGTAAACACTAGTGGAATAACCGATACATATAAAAGAACTATTAAGTTTTTAATAGTAAATAAGAAATAAACAGAATATTAGAAATATTTATAAATAAATTAAAATAAAAAATTATGGCAAGTTCATCCGCAACAACAAATAATTCACAAACATCATTCGCTTGTCGTACGTGCAGCGGCACAACAGCGACCACTATAACCTTACCTCACCCTGTTTATACAGACGGTGCTGGTAGAGATATATATCAACTTGATATGGTTGTCATCGGAGGTGAAAATGGTTTAAATAGTTAATATGAAAAAAGTAGTTAGATTAACCGAATCAGGTTTAAAAGATATTATTGAAAAAGTACTTCAAGAACAAAAAAATAATAGATATATGTTCTTTAGTAATTTAGAACAAATTCACAGACAAACAGGATTGTTGTTAGAACGTAGTGAAGAAGAAATTTATCAGATATTAGAAAACGGACACGATTGGGCTCAAGACCACATTGCAACTGCAAAAGAATCTATGGACCAAGTATTTGATTTTTTAATGAATGAAGAGAAAGGTGATGGAGAACCTGATTCATTTGATATTATGCAAGAAGGTAGAAAAAAAGCCGGTACAAAACTTTGTTCTCGTGGTAAAGCTGCTGCTAAGGCTAAATTTAAAGTGTACCCCTCCGCTTATGGAAATGGGTTCGCCGTACAAGTTTGTCAAGGACGTATGAAAGGATTAGACGGGAAGAAACGATGTTCCCCTCCTTATTGTTAAGAAATAATAAACCCCTCTATATGAGGGGTTTATTTTTTAATTAGACTGAACACTAACAACTTCCAAATCGAAGATTAATTTCTTTCCTGCTAACGGATGGTTACCATCAATTTTAACAGTATCATCATTAATCTCAAGAATTTTTACATTGATAGGACCTTGTGGACCCATACCTTGTAACATTTGTCCAACTTCAACACCTTCAGGAAACTGAGATTTAGGAACATCAACAACCATTTGGTCATTAACATTACCATAGGCTTGGTCAGATTCGATTTCAACAGTTTTCTTTTCACCTTCTATCATATCGATAAGTCCGTTTTCAAACCCAGGAATTAACATTCCTTGACCTAACGTTACATTCAAAGGTTCTCTACCTTCAACTAATGAAGAATCGAATATAGTACCATCTTCTAATTTACCTGTGTAGTTAACACTTACCGTGTCACCATTTTTAATTTTCTGCATAAAATATTTATTTTTTACAAATGATAAGTAATAAAATTGTGGTAATCAACATTTTAAAAAAATTTGTTTTTAATAATTAAAATTACTATTTTTGTTTAAATATTAAAAATAAAACAATGGGAGAATTTTTTAAAAGACTCAAAAAAAAATTATCAATTAAACTATACAGATTATGTAGAAGTTTAAGTATAACTGAAAGTAGACCTAAATTAGATTCAATTCAATTTGAAATGGCATCAACCATTAGAAGAATGATGAGTAACCAAGAGTCTAATTTATTAATTGCTCCAATATCTAATATCTGTTATATTGAATGGAAACATTATTTCATTAGATTTGGTGATTCATCGGCAACCATAACAAATGGTAAATTCTCATATTACATTTGGTTGCCAAGTGCCACCACAGATAGATTAAAAAGACAATTCTATAATCACTCAGAAGAACGTAGAGCGAAATTGGAGGGCGTATATGATAAGAAGACGTTAAAAAACCTTAAAGCGGTCTCAGGAGAGTTGTCAAAAGAAATTATTTCTTCAAGACCTCAGAAATAACTTTTTTCAATAAAGAATTAAATGATTCGTTTTTTTTCTTCTTAGGAACATAATGAGTCATTTTTGGTGAATTACCTGTACCTGATTTAGAATGGGTTTTTTCCGCATTACGTTTTTGTTGACACGCAGATTTCTTTTGAGAATCAGTCATTTTAGCCGCAACACCAGCAGCACGACATTTAGGATACGCTTTATCCGTTGCGTTTGGTCTACCACAAGGAGGATGTCCCCCACCTTCTTTTTTTCGACATATATTAACCCAAGGTCCTTTTGGTTGTTTACTTCCCTTAGGTTTCTTTTTGGTACCGAACCAAACACCCAAGTCCTCAACAATGGTATCTTCGGTAATTTCAACCCATTCTGTAACGATGGGAACTATTTTTTTATTTCTACCAGGAGTTTGATTTATAATACCACCATCTTCATCAGTATTGGTTAATTCAGGGTGTTTTTCCAAATACTTGGAAATATTTTTGGCTCTATTCTCAATCTTATTAATTTGTTTTTTTGGTACATCCATTGAACCATCATAACTATCATATCCCAACATAGCGTCATTATACTTAGACACAGGGACAGTAAAAGGTTCCATATCAATTTTCTTGAATATTCTAAGTCCTGGTTGTAATGGACCGTTAAACGAACCCCTTCCATCAGTACTCATAGCCTCATTTAAATTGGAATTACTGTACCAATTTCTAACATCTTCTTCAAGTCTATCTCTATACTTATTCATTTTTATAATTAACTTTATTATAAATATTTGAATAATGGAAAATCTCTTGCAAGATAAAGAAAATAATAAATTCCCCATAGGACAACTGTTCGACAGTATAAATTATTATACAATTGAAGACTTTGATAAGTTTGTATTGAATTTAAATAATGAACAATCATTATATTGTTTAATTCAAGCCGTTCAATACTCATTTTCAAAAAACATATTTTCATTGGAAGAGAGTGAAGTAATATCAAAGTCCATTAGAACATTATCATTACCAATTATCGAACCACAAAGTGATAATCTTGAAGAAAACAATTAAACTCACAATAGAAATATGAAAGTATCATTAGAAAACATAGAAGGTGTTATCGTAAAGGATAACGAAACATACACATTAGAAGACAATAATTATTTAGAAAATCTAACTCTTTCTAGAACAGTCCTTAAACCAAAACAATCCACAAGAGGACATTTTCACGAAAATCAAGAAGAAGTTTATATTTTCACCAGTGGTGTTGGTATTATGACAATCGGTGAAGAAAAATACCAAGCTTTAGAAGGGGATACTTTTCTAATTCCTAAAGGTAAATTCCACCGAGTAGAAAATGAATCTGAAATATGGCCATGCTGTTTTACTTGCGTATTTGAAAAATATGACAGAAGTGGTGACGAAGCAAACTACAACTTAAAATAAAATAGTTATTATGACAAATCATAAAGAACTACGACCTTGGGGTGAGTTTGAAGTTTTATTAGATACTGAGTATTGTAAAGTAAAACAAATTACTGTTAAACCATATGAATCATTAAGTATGCAATATCATAATCAACGAAGTGAGGTATGGACTATAGTGCAAGGAGAAGCTAATGTTCAAATAGATGATACAATGTATAATCTGCAAAAAGGAGAAACAGTAAATATACCATTACAAGCAAAACATAGAGTATCTAACTTAAATGATATTGATTTAATATTCATTGAAACACAATTAGGTAGTTACTTTGGTGAAGATGATATTATAAGAATAGAAGATAAATACGGAAGAATATAACAGAAGTGGAGACGAGGTAAACCACAACTTAAAATAAAATTTTATTTGATTTACGTATATTTTCATCTCCCCACATAGGTTGGAGATTTTCCAAATCCCAACATTTCATAAACTCCTTATCCCCCATTTCTTCAATATTAAACGAAGTGATAGGTAGTTTGTGGTCCACGTGCCACTCACCGTAGTTATCCCAAGTCATTGTATCCTTAAATTGTGACTCCAAATGTATAATCAACTCCTCAGGAGTGTACTGTAGGATGTCAAAATAATGTCTATTCTTCTCTACGTTACTCTCCTTCAATACCTGATAGATTGCAGTTCTGAAATTGGAGATTAATTTATAGAGGGGGTCACTCGCTTTACGATTTTTTTCATAAACACGTTTGGTTTTTCTCCACTTATCAATATTATCGGTTCTCCATTTTTTATGGTATTCTATTAAATGTTCTCTATTTTTTTCAGACCAATTTTTGTGGTATTCTGATTTTTTTTCTTTATGTTTCTGATAAGTTCGTTTATCCGAAGTTTTTTTACCACCAAGAAATCTTCTACCAGATGGCCCCATAACAACACCATTTTCTTTTAATACTCTTAAAATTGTTGGTTTACTAATTCCCATTTTTTCAGAAATGGTATGTGAGCCCAAAAGTTCTTCATTATACATTTTAAGTATATTCTTTAATTCTTCTTCTGTCGGTATAAATTTTTTCATATAGTGTAAATATATGACAACAATACCAAAAAACCTACTATTTAAATAAAAACATAAAAAAAAGGAACGATTTCTCGTTCCTTTTAATTTATTTAAGAAATTGATTATCTCAATTCTTGTAAGTCGAATGTTCTAACACCATCAACTTGAATACGTCCGTAAAATCTGTTGTTCACCATTTTTTTCGCGTATCTTGTCATAATCCCTTTAATTGGTGTAAAGTTGAATGGATTATACATTGTTGGAGTTAATTGTAACGGTACGTACGGTGCGTAGATGTAACCAGTGTCTAACAATGATGTACCTTTGTGTCCCAATAACACTGTGTTAGGTGGGAAGTAAGGGTCACGGAATACTTGGTAACGTCCTGCTAAAGTACCTACTCTTTCAATACCCATATTGTATTGGTCTTGCTCAGGAGCCGCGTTTGATACGTGGAAATACTCTAAATCGTCGAAGATTGCTGAAATTTCAGAAGAAACAACAATCCAGTTAGCTCCACCTCTTAAAGTTGATTTGTGAATTTGAGCTGAAATTTGGTTGATTGCTGTAATCAATGTTTGGTTCCAGTCTTTTTGAGTATAAGATGTTTGACCAGATATTCTCTTCCATCCGTTGTAATCCCATCTTAAAGACCAAGCCGCACCTTTACGTAAATCTCTTAAGATTTCACGGTCGATTTCAGCCGCAACTTGTTCAGATAATAAAGCTGTTAATTCAGCTTCAGCATCGATGTTGTGGAAAGCTGCAACGTCTTGAGCTAACTCAGGAGACCATTGTGCTCTTAATTTTCTTTCAGTAACAGAAACAGTAACTGATTCTAAATCGAAAGAAACCTCACCAATTTTATCTTCAAACTCTAATTCTTTGTAAGTTCTGTAAACAGTAGTGAAAGATGATGCTGAACCTGCAGAATAAACTGTAGTTCCACTATATCCGTCTAATGTTTCAGACCCACAAGTAGCACATACTGGACATTGTAAATCAATTTCTAAGTAGATTACACCAGTAGCATCACAAATGTTATTAAATGAACCACCGTTTCCTGTTGATGGGAATGTAGTGTTTGTGGTTGTACCGTATTGTACGATACCTTTACCATATTGTTGAGTAACAACTCTGAATGGTAAAGAACCTGTTAAAATATTTGCACAAGTAGTTTGAGCTGAGAATCCTGATGCTGCGATAATGTGTAAATCAGATAAGAAAGCTTCTGAATCCATTTCGTTACCATCAGGTCCGATTAATTTACCAGCACCACTAGTACGGAAACCACTAACCGATACAAGAAGTTTTCTAGTTTCACCTGTAACAGATGTACGTGTAACTAAACTACCATTTGACCATTGAACAAGCGTTGTAGTTGCAGTAACTGCACTCCATTGTCCTTTTGAATAGTCGAATAAACCAGCAGGATTTAAACTTGGTTCAGAACCTTCATAGAATAAATCATAAAGATTTTTTTGGTAGTAGCTACCAGTACCAGCTGGGTATCCATTTTCAGGATTACCAGGGTAGTTACCTGGAGAACCTACAGGTGCCCAATGTTCACCTGATTGATTACCATCATAAGGTGCTGTAGTTCCTGAGTATCCTTGGATACGTGGTACGAAATAGAATAATTTACCGATTGGTAAGTTCATAGCTTGTACAGACACGATGTCGTTAGCTAATAATTTTGAGAATACTCTTCTTACGATAGGAAATACAACTGTTTCGAATGAACCAGATGAATCTGTCGCAGATGCCTCGTTGATTAAGAATGAAGCTTGGTTTTCATATAACTGTGCTACGTTCTCTCTTAAGTGACCTTTAAGACCTTCTAAAAAGCCTAATTTGTCCCATTTGTTGATTGTGTCTTCTTTAATAACTTTAAGGTGTTTTAACCCGATGTTACCAACAAGACCTGATTCTAATAATGCTCCCATTTTAGTATTTGTTTTGTTTTAATTTATTTATTTTATTTATTTAACGACATTCATTTTTGTCATTAAATCCTTCATTCTCATGAATTGAGGATTTTCATAAGTTTTAGATTCCATAAGGTTGATAGCTGAACCTGAAGCTGGAGTTTTTTCAATTTTGTGTTGGAAAGACTCTTTTACTACAGTTGTACCCCCTTGGTTTCCTAACTCATCTTTTATTGTTTTGTAAAGAGATTTTGACTCTTTCAAAGATTCAACTGAATCAAATCTTCTTAAAATGTTAATTTTCTCATTTTTAGTTGTAGAATGTTCAGTGAATAATCTCGTAGCGTATGCTAAGTTTGAATTAAATACTGCAACTTCATTTAACTTACTTCTGAAAATGTTTAAAGCTTTTCTGTACTCTTCGTTTCTTTCTCTTAAAGTAACTAATTCAGTCTCTAAACCTTCAACTCTTAAGTGTTGAGGTGCTGCTCTTGGTTTGTCTAAACCGTTTCTACCCCATCTTTTACCGTTACCTAAAGTTCTTGATGCTTCAGTAGTTTCACCACCTTTAACCATCATAGGTTTTTTCATCATAGGTTTTTTCATCATAGGTTTTTTCATTCCTGTCATGTCATCACCTTCTTTAAATTCGAATTTAGGTTTACCAGTTCCTTTAGTAGGGTTTGCGTGTTTCATTTTTTCTTTGAAACCTCCTGTTGGTTTGTTATAACTAAATTTAGCTTTACCCATTCCAACACCTTTTGCTTTGAATCCTTCAGTTGTTTCCATTTTTTCGAATTTAGCGTCTTCGTATTCATCTTCATCTTCGTTTGTGAATTTAAAAGAAAAATCTTCTTCATCATCACCGCTGAATTCATTACCAATTTCTTCGAAGTCGTCCATTTCAATTTCAAACATAAGTTCGTTTTCCATGTCCATTTCGTCATCTTCTTTCATGTCGTTGTACATAGAATCTTCTTCATTTTCGTCTTCCATGCCTTCCATGTCATCCATGCCTTCCATGTCATCCATGCCTTCCATGTCATCCATGCCTTCCATGTCATCCATGCCTTCCAGACCGTCCATGTCCAATAAATCTTCTTCATCTTCTTCATCTTGTTCTTCCATGTTCATGTACATATCGTCTTCTTCAATGTCCATATACATTTCTTCTTCACTTTCACCCATTTGGATTTTGTATTCCACATCAGCGTCAGTATCTTCAAGGTTAATCATATCACCATCTTTTTTAATGATGATACCATCTTGGTCACCCATAGCCTTGAAAACTTTTAAAATTTCTTCGTCAGAAGCTTTTGTTAAGTCGATTGGTTCTTCGTCTTCGTCATCCATAGTAGGGAATTCGAATTCTTCTTCGTCCTCTAATGAATCTTCTTCATCATCGAACTCGTCGTCCATTGGTAATTCATTATCATCTTCATCTTCATCATCCATTTCAGTATCAAGCTCGTCTTGTTCGACAAGCTCATCGTCTATGTATGAATCAATTTCAGAATCATCTTCAGTCTTTAAAGACTCTTTTACTAATTCGCTGATTTCTTCCTTCATTGTTGAAGCAAGTATTCCTTTTGCATTTTCAGAAACTACATTCTCCAAACTTTTCATTTGGATAAGTGCTTCTTCTACAAGATTTTGTTTTTCTGCCATTTTTTTTAATTGGTTTGTATATAAATATTTCCAAATACCAAAAAAACCTAACTTAACGGTATTGTTAAATTAAATTTTTTAATATTTGAGTTTATTTTGTTTATTTTGGTAATTTATTTTACTTGTCGGAGTGTGTCTGAAATGATATCTATAAATATATACATAAATAAAAAAGGAGGACGTAAGTCCTCCTT